ATTGGTGTCAAGAAGTATTGGCAACAAATGCAAGGCTGTATGTGGATTACCAAGCGGGATTGGTGGGATTTCTTTGCCTACCATCCTGAAATGCCGCACGTTCTTGTGCGGGTTGAACGCGATAATGATTATGTCGCAAAACTAGCCATCGAAGTCCAACGGGCTGTGGCTGAAATTGTAAACCAAGTGGAGTTGTTAAAATGAGTGATTATGAACAGAAAGATAATAGCGGTGCTATTTTTAAAAATGACAAAAAGGAATCAGAGAATCACCCTGATTATAAGGGGCAAGCCAGAGTTGGTGGCGTTGATTACTGGGTAAGCGTTTGGGTTAATACCTCTGCAAAAGGCAATAAATATATGTCTACCAGTTTTACACCTAAGGAACAGGTTCAATCTGATGGGATTCAACAGGCAAAACAGGCAGTAGCTGTTGATGAATTTGATGATGACATACCATTCTAAGGTAAAAAAGCCCCCCTCGCGGGGGGCAAACCATAGGAGGTTGCGAGTCGGGGGAACCCGCCAAGTAAATATAACACAGGAAACTATAACGATGGAACTAATTCATACAGGCAAAAGGTTAAAAGAGTTGCAGATTGCGCTTAATGTTAGTTCTGCGGAATTAAGCCGCAAAACAGGTATATCGCCGCAACAAATGATTAGACACAGGGATCAGGCAAATATGAAATTGCATACGATTCAGGTGATTTGTAAAGGTTTGGGTATAAAACCGGAGTCCTTTATAACAAATGAATATAACTAGCCAAACATTAGTCATGTTAATGCTTTGCTAGTTGGATAATAATTACCATGTATTCGGGCTAGAGGCTGACGGAACCCTTAAATTAAACGTCAGAGCGTGGTTGACCCTCCAGTACATAGCCCCAAAGATAACTCGGTTGTTATCAATGGATAGGTTGGATATCCGATACGAATACAAATTAACCGCAGAGTTGCTTTAGCCCTTTGATCGTGAATTTACTATAATGTATAGTAAAAGGGTTAAATCATCTTTTAAAAATTAAACAATGTTTATACATTAAATTTATTAATTATTAGGTGAGGCTTGCCGAACCATAGGAGACTAAAATGAAAACAAGACTTCAGGAAATGAAAGAACAGGCTAAGGCGTATGACAAAAAACACCCAGAGGTTTGGGAAAAGTTTTGTGAATATAGCTTTGATAGGATATCTAAGGGATACCGTAACTACTCTGTTAATGCAATATTTGAACGTATTCGTTGGGATTTATCTAATGTTGGTGCTGATGGCATTACTGCATTCAAAATTGGAAATAACTTTAGAGCATTTTATGCTCGTAGGTTTATGAAGATGTATCCAGAGCATGAAGGGTTTTTTAGAACAAGAATACAGAAAAGCGCGTCAATGCCTGCTACTGGGATGGATGCAACTCCATCAATGGTGAACTAAATGTTATTAGCAGGCAAAGAAAAAAAGGATTGGCAACCAGAGGATTCTGACATCATTGCATGGCAACGAGCGTACCCTGCCATTGATGTCCATCAAGAATTGGCGGCAATGGAATCATGGTGTGATGCAAATCCAACCAAACGCAAAACCGCCAAGGGCATAAAGCGATTTGTTAATTCATGGTTAGCAAGAGCGCAGGATAAGGGCGGTTCACCTCACGCAAAGGCTAAATCAAAAAATACATCCATCCGTAATAAGTCTATAGAAATGCAGATGACCGACATATCATGGTTGGATGGTGATGACTACGAAATGATGAAGCAGTACTACATTAGAACGCGTGGTTACTATTATGATGGGGGTTTAATCAATGGCTAATAAATACAGACCAAATTTAATTCCCTTCAAGGGCGAGCATCCTTACTTCCAAGATGGCGAGGTATACACCTACAGGCAATACAGTGCCTACACGTATACCAGTTGCCTTGATGGCAGAGGGGTTGGACCATCAACTATGAAAGGGCGTTTGCAGGGAGAACAGTTTTGTACGCCAAGGCATTTAATGTCCATAATTGATTATTTAGCCACTAGCGAAAAGGTTAAAAAGTACAAGGGATTTTGCAAGGAAGGTAGAGAACGAGTACTTAACCAACCTCGACTGGAAACAAAATCAGAAAAAATGATGGGTAAATGGTTGAAAGTTAAATTTTGACGCAGGGGGATTTTGTGAAAATTAACAATCAAAAAGATGGTGAATCTGCATTACCTTTCTTAATGAAAAGAATACAAGAGTGGGACTACACTGTCCCGCTTTGTATCAAGCTAGAAAAGTATGACGATGGTCGATCACTAAGCCAGAACGCGCTGTTTCATAAATGGTGCGATGACCTATCAAAAGCATTTATTAAGAAAATCCCAACCGCGACCAAAGATAATATTAAGCTTATGCTTAAACAAAGGTTTTTAGGTACTTATGATGTACAGGTTGGCAATACATTTATTGAAGGTCAGATAAAATCAACAGCAAAGCTAACCAAAGGCGAAATGGTACACTTTATGGATAACGTGTATCATTGGGCGCGAGATCACGATATATTGCTTAAAGTTCCACATGAGTCTGAGTACGCGAGGTTACAAAACCAACAGGAGCAGTAAATGGAAAAGATTGATCCTAGAGTATTAAAGGAATTTGCAACTACAAATAGGCATCACGAAGTATTAGATGCTGTTATCAGAGAAGGATCAGCTAACAAAGCGGCTAAGTATCTAGGTTGCGGTAGGCGAGTTGTTGACAAAATGCTTGTTCGCCTCGAAAAAAAAGCCGCAAGTCAAGGCGTATCACCACACAGAGATTTAGTGCATCAGACTGCAGAAGGTTTTGAAGCAAAGCGAATATCCACTGCATATAAAGATGATGGCTCAGTCGCCCTGCAATGGGTTATCCAAGAGCCAGAAAAGCGCGATATAAGGGCAAAAGTAGAGTCTATAGTTGAAGGGCTTACTGACGAACTAAAAGGATTTAAAAAGTCTGCAAAATCCCCTGCAAAGGTAAATTCTGACTATCTGGCTATGTATATGATAGGCGATCACCATTTTGGCATGTTGGCTGATTCTGAAACTAAAATGGATGACGATGACTGGGATATAAAAATAGCCACACAAATATTAATAGATTCCACAGATAGGCTTGCTAAAAGGGTCGGAGATGCAGAGGTTGGGGTATTGCTGAATGTCGGTGATTTCTTTCATGCAGACTCAAGCAAAAACGAAACGACAGCGGGAACTAGAGTTGATGTGGATACCCGCATAGGCAAGACGTTTAAATTGGCAGGGCGGTTATTTCAGATACTGATCGATAAAATGCTACAGCACCACAAGCAAGTGGTGGTTATTAATGTGCGCGGCAATCACGATTCAGACATGGCCTGTCATTTATCTAGCTGTATTGATCTTCTTTATAATGAAGAAAAGCGTGTAACAGTACTGCCCAATTATTCTAAATTTATACATTACCAGTGGAATAACAACCTGTTTGTTTTTCATCATGGTGATAGAATTAAGCATGAACAAATCCTGCAAGCAGTAATTAAGAATCTAGATGACCAGTGGAGCCAATCCAAAAACCGCTACTGCCATTTAGGGCATATACATCACCATACTGCCAGAGAAGTTGGATCAATGCATTTTGAACACTGGGGTAGCTTGACAAGTACAGACCAGTGGCATTCAGATTCTGGTTATGGTGCAGAGCGTTCTATGACTGCTGTTGTGTATCACAAAGATAGTGGTGAAGATTCACGAGTTAAGATTAAGGTAGGAAAATGAGCAATGTTGTTAAATTCCCTGAAAACGGTATCAAACTGGTTCGCCTATATTGTGATGATTGCGGTAGCCCTTTGCAGTATTGGGTTTCTGCTGACGGGGATTCTTATGGCCTATGTCACACTTGCGATCTTCACCAACCTGACGAAGTTATTGTCACTAATAAAAAGGTTCATTGATGGAAATTTACCAGAAACAAGTAGGGGGCGATCACTACGCCAACAAGAAGATTCAGCCGATACAGTACATCATGGCTAATGAATTGCCTTTCTGCGAAGGCAATATTGTTAAGTACATTACCCGATGGCGGGAAAAGGGCGGGGTTGAAGATTTACGCAAAATTAAAGAGTATTGCGATTTTCTAATTCAGGGAGAGATAAGTGGCGAAGAAGAAGAAATCTACTGTCGCTCAGGAGGTTGAAAAAGCCGCCAAGCTATTACAGCGGCTAGTCAGGCTAAAGGCATCAGATGATAACGGGTATTGCCAGTGCGTTACTTGTGGGAAAATAGACCACTATAAGAATATGCAGGGCGGTCACTTTATCCCTAGAGGGAGAACCGTATTTAAGCTATTTGAAGAAAATATCCACCCACAATGCCCTAGCTGTAATCTGTGGGGCATGAAGCAAGCTCATTACGTTTTAAAATACAGGCAGTACATGGTTGATACCTATGGTGAACGCAGAGTTAAAGCTATGGAACGCTTGGCTTGGAGGGCATCACCAAAGTTTAACAGAGAAGAAGTAATTCAGTTTGCCAGAGACTTGCAAGAGCAGATCAAAGACGAGCAATGGCGCGTAGGCGAAGCTTAAGGCATATACTAGAAAGTTATAACCAGGCGATTCTTTATAACAAAATGTTAATATACATTATTGTTTATTGTTGTTAGTATGTTACCTCAACAAATAAATAAGGAGTCATTATGAAATTAGGTATTGATACAGGTTCACTGGTTAATTACCTCCAGTCTCGTTATTCTTACGAGAATGTTGAAATCAATGTAGGAGATCCTGCAACCCTTACAGGTTGGACTGATCGCTATGCCGCAACAGTGTCTGACCTATTCACCCAAGGTAAATATCAGTATGTAATCTTGCAAGAGGATATATCCATTGTTGTAGGTGGCACTGGGTATGGTGACGAGGTATATAAATACAAACGCGATCCAAATGGCAGAAAATCGACATTTAGAATTGTAGATGGAATGCTTAAACCAGTTTATAAAAACCCTAAGACTGGGCGATGGAATAAAGGCCATGGTGGTGCTTATATCGGTAGCAGAGAATCATACCGCGATCCATGTTTCTAAAATCAACCGCCCCCTACGGGGGGCATTTTTTTGCAAAATAATTAAAATAATTGTTTACATTTATGATAATGTTTGTTAGTATATAACCTCAATCAATTAATAAAGGCAATAAATATGAAATTAACGATCAAAAAAGTTAACAAGGCCATCCAAGAGATCGAATCTGGATGGGAGTTGGCTAAAGGTAATGGCTACTTCTACTGGGTTCACCCTACCGATATGAGCTATCTTGATTTGCAAACTGTCGATGCATATCGTCTTAACTTCTTAACTCTAGACGAGTGGATAGAGGAGTTTAAAACTCGCAGACCGTCTTACGGCACTTTGGCTTGGTATGAACAGGAGGTGGCGTAATGATTAACCACCCTTATAAAGTCGGCCAAGAGGCCGCAAGACTTGAACGCAAAAAACGCGCAGAAAGCCGCCAAGCAACAGTCGCGGCAATACTGTTGTTTTTACTGTGGAGCCTAGCTTCACATATTGAATTTACTGATTGTGTAAAATACGGGGTATGCTAATGAAAAGGGTAATCGAAGATCAAATTGATGAAATTGTACGAGGTATAACGCCAGAGTACAAAAGTTGGGAAGGCGATATTATTGAACTGACTGATAAGCACAAGGATACATTTTGTTACTATTTCCTTGTAAATATGCCTAGTTGGTGGGATGACTACCTACCGCCAGTGGTTGTAAATCAGGCTAAGTTCCTTGAGGAATTATACTGGAACTCAATGCAGACTCAGATATCATGCATCCTGCGTGATGATATATACCTGAGTTTGGAGAATACCCTGCGTGAACTTGTACAGGAATCGTATGATAGGGTTTATAATGTTGAACCAGAACCTTTTGCGGGTTACGAGAGAGGGCAGTAAAATGTCAGATATTGAAAAGGCAATAAAAGAGGCACATAAGCTTGCCGACAAGTTAATTGATGAAGCACAGGATGTAAGGGCTTGGCATAAAAAGCCCTTTACCATCAGCAATGGTCAAGCTGTGTTAGTTGCGATAGCCGTATTATTGGCTATAATAGTTTTTTGATTTTCCCTAACGCCAAGGTTCCCCTTAACCTTTTGACGGAGACTTGCCCACTTACGGAGCGTGAAACGGGCTATTACCTATAAGCATAACTTCCATAGATTTATAGCATTTCCTGATATACCCATAACTATCTATAATGCCGCCCTAACTAACTAGGAGGCATCAGTGCTTTACATCATCATATTCACCCTAATCTCACTAACCGCAGTAGCAGTAGACGATCTAAGATAATTTACCTTTTAGTAAAAAAAACATATACAATACCCTTATCCACCTACGTTTGGGGTATGTTATGGATACAATCAAAGTTACTCAGTTGATAGATGAATGTTTATTTTTTGAGCTAGAAGATCATTTGGCACAGTTCGATGCCATCATGGATTCACTTGTAGAAACAGACGTACAACGCCACACAATACGCGAGGCGTTAGCTGATTGGTGTCAGTCTGTAAATGAAGCTGTAGAGGAATGCATTGCAGAGCAAGTACCAGAAGAACCACCATTAGCCGCAGATGAATTATTTGGGACAGAGGTATAATGATAGAAATTACATATAAGAATACAGCAGATTTAATTCCGTATATTAATAATTCCAGAACGCATAGCGAATCACAGATTAAGCAAGTGGCCGCAAGCATAAATGAATTTGGATTTACCAACCCTATTATTATTGACGAGGGTAATACCATATTGGCGGGTCATGGTAGGCTACAGGCCGCGCAGTTACTGGGTATGGATAAAGTACCTACACAGAGTGTTGAAGGGTGGAGTGAAGCCAAAAAGAAGGCATATATTATTGCTGACAACAAATTGGCATTAAATGCAGGGTGGGATTTTGAACTTCTGAAAATTGAACTAGATACAATAAAGAATCTAGACTTTGATGTTGAACTTACTGGTTTTGATGAAGGCGAAATACTAAATCTAAACTTGGAAGTAGATGAAGGTCACATGGATGCTGATGCTGAATGGGAAGGTATGCCTGAGTTCGATCAACCAGATGCAACATCCTTTAGAAAAGTAATTGTGCATTTTGAAAATCCAGATGATGTGGCAGAATTTTTTAGCATTATAGGTCAGTCTGATACTGGCAAAACAAAGTCTATTTGGTTCCCTGAAAAAGAGCGCAACGACTATGAGGCAGAGCGTTATTCGTGAGTAATAGCAATTACCCGCAATTCCCGCTATATATACCATCGCTTGGCCGACACGAGTACATGATTACAAGTAAGGCGTTAACGCGCATGGGTGTTAGGCATAACATAGTGGTGGAGCCGCATGAAGTAGCTTTATATCAAAAAGCTGTGGCTAGGGATAAACTGCTCACTAATGTTATAGAACTGGATATGTCGTTTAAGGATACTTACGATTATTGTGATAACTACGGCACAACTCGTTCTACTGGTAGTGGCCCTGCAAGAAACTTTATATGGGAACATTCAAAGGCTGAAGGGTATAGCCATCATTGGATTATGGATGACAATATTAGTTCCTTTAGGCGATTAAATAAAAACGAAAAGATTAAATGTGAAAGCCCTGCGTTTTGGCGAGCAATGGAGGATTTTGCAATACGTTATAAAAACGTAGCAATGAGTGGTCCACACTATGCAATGTTTGCTCCCGCAGGATCAAAGCGACCACCCTTTTTGCATAACACAAGAATTTATTCCTGCAACCTAATCCGCAATGATGTTAGCTTTAGATGGCGAGGCAGATATAACGAGGATACTATTTTATCGTTAGATATGCTTAAAGCAGGATGGTGTACGATATTGTATTTTGCCTTTCTACAGGAAAAGCTAGCAACACAGACAATCAAAGGCGGCAATACAGATACAGTATATAAAACTGGCACACTGGAAAAGTCACAGATGCTTGTTAATGAACATCCTGACGTTGCGGTACATTCGGAAAAATATGGCAGGGCGCATCATCACGTTAACTATGATGTTTTTAAGCATAGAAAATTAATTAAAAAGGATAATGTTAAATATGAAAAGATTAATAACTACGGCATGAAAAAAAGGCCAAAAGCATGAAGGTGCTTGTTACAGGTGGTCGCGGCTTTGTAGGGCATAGCCTAGTAGAAAGCTTGGTTACCACTAGTCTAGACTCTTTGGTTGTACTAGATAATGACAGTACAGGAATGCAAAGGCCAAAACTGTCTGGCGTAACGTATATTGACGATTGCGTATCACAGATAAATCTGTGTGATTACAGGGCTGATGTTGTTGTTCATCTTGGCGAATATAGCAGGGTACAACAAAGCTATGATATGCCACTAAAAGCACTAACCAATATTACCTCCACATTACCATTTGTCCTTGAATACTGTAGGCAAAATGACAGTAAGCTTATATATGCAGGGTCAAGCACAAAATACGGAAACGCTGATTCACCATACTCCATAGCCAAAGCACTGAATACTGAAATGGTACAAAGTTACTGTGCGATGTTTAATATGCCGTACGCAATAACGTACTTCTATAATGCATACGGAAATGGAGAATGTTCAACTGGAGTATATTCCACAGTAGTTGCCAAGTTCTTAAAAGCATATAAAGATGGAAAATCTGTCGATATTTATGGTACTGGCAAACAGCAAAGAAACTTTACGCACATTGATGATATTGTTAGTGGTATATGCAGTGTAATGCAAAATGGCAGTGGCGATGGCTACGGAATAGGTGCAGATGAATCATTTTCAGTAATCGAACTTGCAGAAATGATTGGCTTGGACTATAAGCTGATACCTGATGTGGCAGGGAATAGAACACAGGCAACATTAAATACAGAAAAAACAAAACAACTTGGTTGGAAGCCAGTTAATTACCTACCGGAGTATATATTACAATGCATAAAGTCGTAGTTGGCATCATAGGGTGTGGATTCGTTGGCAATGCTGTTAAACAGGCATTTGATAACACGATAGTAAGTGATCCCGCAATTAACGATACAACAGTTGCTGATGTTGTTAATGCTAAACCTGACGCTATATTCGTATGCGTACCTACACCACAAGGAGAAAATGGTAGTGTTGATGGCAGTATAGTACGAAGTGTATTGGAGCAAATACCAGAAGGACAGCTAACACTGGTTAAATCCACCATAACGCCTATTTGGTTGCCTATAGGTAAAAAAGGCTTGGTATACAATCCAGAATTTTTAACGCAAGCGAATGCAGAGCATGAATTCTTAAACCCTAAGTTTCATGTGTTTGGTGGCGAGGATGTGGATATATTCAGGGCAATGACAATCTATGAAAGTAGCAAAGTTGCTGAGTGCGAAATATGTATGACGGACATTAAAACAGCCTGCTTTGTTAAATATGCAATCAATAGCTTTTTGGCTACCAAAGTATCCTTTATGAATGAATTACATGGACTGTATACGCAATACACAGGTAATGATTGGAGCAAATTAACCAATATAATTAGTGCCGATCCTCGCATAGGTAACAGCCATTTAAATGTGCCAAATGGTGGTGAGTATGGTTTTGGCGGTGCTTGCTTTCCTAAAGATACAAGCGCATTGGCTAGATTTGCAGAGGGTATGGGTAATCCATTAACAGTGCTTCAGAGTGCTATTGATATAAACAAACAGATCAGAGGCGAATAATGGATAAAGATAAGGGTGGGCGACCACAATTTGTATTTGAACAGGATCAAATAGCTAACCTTGAACAGTTGGCATCCTATTTAACCAAAGGCCAATTAGCTGATTATTACGGTATAAGCGAGAATACTTTTCGTGCCGTTGAGGAGCGTCAGCCAGAGGTTTTTGAGGCTTATAAAAAAGGTCGCGCAAAACAGACTGCTAGGATGGCACAGAACCTTGTACAAATGGCTATGGAAGGTAATGTAACGGCTAATATTTTCTACCTTAAAACGCAATCTGGTTGGAAAGAGCAGGAGTCTGAGCCGCAAGAAATTCCCCAAATCAATATAGTGGTTGATCCTCGTGCGACTGACACTACCGCAGAGTGAGATATTTTGCTCGAATGCTAGATTCCGTTCTGTAGTTGCAGGGCGTAGGTTCGGCAAGACATTTTTATCAACTGGCGAAATACTTAGATTTGCCACACTCGGCAAAAACAAAAACGTCTGGTATGTTGCCCCTACCTATGGCGCGGCAAAGGAAATCGCATGGGATATGCTGATGGACTGTTTGCCGTTTGAATATATAGCAAAAACAAACGAGTCGGCACTTAATGTGCGCCTGATAAATGGTTCATCAATATCACTAAAGGGAGCAGAAAAGCCAAACAACCTACGAGGTAGGGCATTAGACTTTGTTGTGTTGGATGAATTTGCAGATATGCGGCCAGAAACTTGGTACGAGGTAATTAGACCATCACTATCAGACAGATTAGGCCATGCTTTGTTTATAGGTACACCAAAGGGGCGCAATCACTTCTATGATTTGTGGGCATCAGGTATAAATGGATTAGATGGTTGGCAGTCTTTTCAATATACAACCCTTGAAGGCGGTAATGTACCGCAAGCAGAAATAGAGCAAGCCAAATTAGATTTGGATGAAAGAACATTTAATCAGGAATATTGTGCGCAATTCGTAACATATACTGGATTAATTTATTATGGATTTAGTCGAGAGCATAGCGTCTTTGATATGCCTGACGATAATGGTACACTGCACATAGGGATGGATTTTAATTTAGACCCCATGTCTGCCGTGATCTGTTTACGTAAAGGCGGGAAGCTGTATGCCGTTGACGAGATAGTCATGTACGGGTCTAATACGGATGAAATGGTAGCGGAAATCAAAGATAGATATCCAAGCCGTAATATCATTATTTATCCAGACCCTGCATCAAGACAGCGCAAAACAAGCGCAGGCGGTCGTACCGATTTGTCGATCTTACAAAACGCAGGATTTAGCGTTAAGGCCAAAAAGTCACACGCATTAGTCAGGGATAGAATTAATGCTGTTAATAGTCGTTTACTGTCGGCAGATGGTGAGCGGCATTTGTACATTAGCCCGAAATGTAAGCAGACGATTAAGTCTCTGGAAAGGCAGACATACAAAGAGGGTACAAGCATACCAAATAAAGATGGCTTCGATCACATGAATGATGCCCTTGGTTACTTGGTTGAATACTTGTTCCCTGTTAGAACCGAATACGACATACCCCAACCTACTAGGTGGACTTGATGAGATTGAATACAGATACAACGCACCCCGAATATGATTCCAATGAAGCCAAGTGGGAGTTTTATGTTCGCTCTTACATGGGCGGCAAGGCATATCAAGATGGGCAATACCTAACCCGCTATATTTCTGAAACCAATGAAGATTATGATCGCAGAATTGATCTAACGCCAATGGACAATCACTGTAAAAACATTGTCCACATTTACAGTAGCTTCCTATGGCGAGTGCCGCCAACCAGAGCCTACAACAGCCTACAGAATAACGTATCCCTTGAGCCGTTTTTAAAAGATGCCGATTTAGATGGGCGTAGCTTTAATGCGTTCATGCGTGAATGTCAGATTTGGTCTAGCGTTTACGGCCATGTTTGGATAATGATGGATAAGCCAAAGTCAAATGTAGGTACTAAGGCAGAAGAATTAGAGCAAGACATTCGCCCCTATGTCACGATGTTTACACCCGAAAACGTACTTGATTGGAACTATGAAAGAACGGCAAGCGGTAGGTTTGAACTAGATTACCTGAAGGTTAGGGAGTCAGTGATTCGCGTAGACCAAACAACCACAGAGTCTTTTTATCGCGTCTGGTATAAGGATAGGGTTGAGCTGTGGAAGTCTACTAATGACCTAGACAAGCTAATAGAAACGGATGATAACGTATTAGGAAGAATCCCTGCTGTATTCCTACCCGCCAATCGTTCAGTAGTTCGCGGCATTGGTATATCAGATATATCCGATGCGGCATATATGCAGAGAGCCATTTATCAGGAACTGTCAGAGATTGAGCAGTTGATTCGTATCAGTAATCACCCGACATTAGTTAAATCATTCGGCACTGACGCTACCGCAGGGGCAGGATCAATTATTAATATGCCTGATGACATGGACTCACAATTAAAGCCATATCAGTTGCAACCTAGCGGTCAAAACCTTGACGCTGTACGCGCATCGATACAAGACAAGATAGAGTCTATTAACCGCATGAGCCATATGGGTGCTGTTCGCGGCACTGATGCGATAACAATGTCTGGCGTAGCAATGCAAACAGAATTCCAGATGCTAAATGCAAAGCTATCGGAAAAGGCTGACCTACTGGAATTAGCAGAAGAACAACTGTGGGGCTTGTTCTGTGATTGGCAAGACATAACCAATGATATAGAAATCTATTACCCTGATGCGTTTGATTTGCGTGATTACGATAAAGAACTATTGTTCCTACAGCAGATGAAAGCAACTGGCGTTAAGTCGGCAACCCTAAGCATGGAGATCGACAAGAAGATCAGTGACTTGATTCTTGATGATGAAGAACTCGCAAAGGCACATGCAGAAATTGAGGCAACGCCACAGCGGATAGGCAACTTTGAAGTACCGGAAGGTGAGGCTGAATAATGCCTACAGACATAGAGCATGGCGAGGATTTAGCCAAACTAGTTGCTCTACACCAAAAGCGACTTGGCGATGCCTTAGTTAAGCTTGAGGATCGTATTGCTGACTTGATGGCAACCGCGCCACTGAAGGATGGCGAGCTGTTTGACCTTGAGTGGGCTATAGCCGCGAGAGCAGAAATACGACAATTAGTTGAAGAAGAATACTTAGTCGCTGTTGATGAAATTATAAGGGAATACCCATCTGTCGCCGCATCAGCATCAACGATGTTAGCAACGTATGGAGCGTTCACTGAAGTTGACCCTAAGGTTATTACGCAGTTGCAGAACCTAACCTTTCAAGGATTTGAAGATATAGGCAACGAGTATATTGATGTAATCTCTAAAGAGGTATATCAGAATACTTTAACTGGCAGAGCATTCGCGGAAAGCGTAAAGACAATCAAAGAAGTTGCGGGTGGTAATATGGCAAGGTATGCCACTCAACAAATGCACGATTCACTGATGCAGTTTGACGCATCCATTAATGTAGCAATAGGCAAGGAAGCGGGTGCGACTAAATGGAAGTATGTAGGCAGGCTTATCGAAACGTCACGCCCGTTTTGTCGAGAACATGAGGGCGAGGTTATGACTACAGAGCGCATTGAAGAACTTTGGGCGGGTGATTGGGCGGGTAAAGCCTCCGGTGATCCTTTCATAGTACGAGGTGGTTACAACTGTAAGCACAGATTCAGACCAGTATTTGACGAGGAATAAATTATGCCACAAGGTAAAGGTACATACGGTTCAAAGGTCGGCAGACCCAAAAAGAAGAAAAAAAAGAAGATGGTTAAAAAATAATCATTTATGCTACAATCCTAATTCACCAATACTCTTTTAGAGGTTCGTAACATGAGCGACGAAATCATGGAAACAGAAGCAGAGACTGAAACTGCGGCAGTAGAAACACAGGTAGGTAAGACGTTTACGCAAGAAGAACTTGATCGCATTGTCGCGGATAGAGTTGCAAGAGAGCAACGCAAGTTCGATAAAAAGGTATCAGGAATTGATCTTGATGAAGCGAAAGAATTGTTGGCGCAAAAAGAAGCCGCAGAACTTGAGCGACAGAAAGAGCGAGGCGAGTTTGATGCTATCTTGAAGAAAACAGTCGAAAAGAAAGATATGGAGATACAAAGTTATAAAACGAAGTTGCAACAGACCCTAGTTGATGGGGCAATACTTGGTGCGGCATCTAACAATAACGCTGTAAATCCGAATCAGGTAGCTCAGTTGCTAAAAGGCAATACTAGACTAGCCGATAATGGCAATGTCGAGGTGCTAGACGATAATGGTTCACCACGTTACAATGACAGCGGTGATCTGTTATCAGTCAATGAAATGGTAACAGAGTTCTTGACAGTTAACCCGCACATGGTCAAAGCGTCACAAGGTGGCGTAGGATCGCAGGGTAACACTGGTGGCTCAACACAGAAGCCTCAATCTGTGGCAGATATGGTTGCTAACTGGGATCAAGGTGGTAAAGAAGCATTTGCCGCCATGAAGAAAAAGTAACCACTTAACCACATTTTAATTTTATATTTTTGAGGATGCTATAATGGCCGCTACAACTTCTACTACTCTTGACGATCTATTTGTCAACATCATCGCGCAAGCGCGATTTACTGCTGAAGAACAATCCCTAATGATGGGTCTGGTTACTCAGTACAACATTCAGAACCAAGCAGGAAAGACTATCCAGATTCCTAAGTATCCTGCTATTTCAGCCGCTGACGTTGCTGAAGGTACTGATCTTAGCTCAACTACCGTATCTACTTCTAAAGTTGAAGTAACTATCGGTGAGGTTGGCGCACAGGTATTGCTGACTGACATGGCGACTTACGGTGCTGATTCCCCTGCTGAAGCAATGGGTACTCTGCTAGGTAACGCTATTGCTACTAAGATGGATACTGACTTGCTTGCTTTGTTCGCAGGTTTCTCTGGCGCATTAGGTGCGGCAGGACAAGAGATTACTGTTGCTGACTTGTTTAAAGCGGCCGCAACTCTGCGTTCTAACAAAGTAACCGGAAGCATGGCGGCTGTTGTACATCCGTTCCAAGCTTACCAGTTGAAGGCTAACCTAACTAACACCTTTGCTAACCCCAACGGTGGCGACTTGCAGAACGAAGCAATGCGTAACGGTTATGTTGGTACTATCGCAGGTATTGATATCTATGAGTCTGCCAATATCTCTGTTGACGGTAACGGCGATGCTGTAGCGGCTGTATTTGCCCCTGAAGCATTGGCTATTGCTGTTAAGCGTGAC